CCAACGCTTAATTGAGTTAGCATCTTTTTCACGAGGTGGCCACCAAACCGACTTTGTTTTGGTAGTAAGACTTTGCTTAATAATCTCAGAAAAAGCCAGGAAGTCCGCTTCGGTTCGGAAGTTGACAATCAACTTTTTCTCGGGCTGAATATTCTTAGAGTCAAATGTCGGCATACCGACCCAGTGTTCGCGCCAATTCTGGTAGTTATGTTCCTTCCAGGCATCTTCCTCGGTTTCAGGAATATCGGACATCCCAAGGAAATCCGCGAGTGTGGATGGCTTGTCCTTTGTTTCCTTAAAATCAACACACGCATCAAAATCCTGAGAGGTGTCAGGCACAATCTCAGATACCTGCTTCATTTTATCTGCTTCCATTGCATTGTCTCCTATGTCTGTGACTATACATAACTATCACATATTGGAAATTATGTAAAATTATTTAGCTTAATCTTGTGTGGTGAGCATCCGGGAAAAATTACCATTCTTCTCAAAGCGAATGGTATGCTCAAGCTTATCCATCATCTTTTCTGAGTGAGAGATGACAAAGATATTCGCCTCGTGGCCTACAGCTTCTAGGATCTTAACGAGGTTTTCTACTCCTGAGTGGTCCGACGAACCATCAAAGACTTCATCCATGATGAGGAGGTTAGTACTAGCACTATTCCTGAGCTTAGCAATAGCCCGCCAGGTAAGCATAAGACTAATATCAATACGAAACTTTTCGCCCTCGGAGAAAGAGGCATACGAGAACTCATCTCGGAAACGCGATCTGATAGTTTCGTTAAATTGTTCATCAAGTTCGAACCCACACATAAATTCCATTGCTGCAAGATATTTATTTACCAGCTTATTGATAATGGGTACGAACTGCTTAATGATTCGAGTCTTAATACCGCCATCCTTAAGAAGGGTAGATGACACATCCAGGATTGATTTCTGTTCAAACAATTCAACCTTGTTGTTATTTAGCTGAGTACGTTGAGCCTTATGAGTTTTCATATCATCAATGGATGCATCAATCTGAGATGTATTAGTTTTAATGCCTTCAATCTCACGACGGATCACTTCAATGCTTGAGTTCCAAACACGGATATCACCATTCAATGAAGTAATCTCAGCATTCTTTTTCATAATTTGGGTATTGATATTGTTTGCCGCTTCAATCTGTTGTTCGATTGAGTCCAACTCAGTATTTAGCTTGGAAATTGCATCATCAAGTTCCTTGTGCTGTGACTGACGATGTTCAATACGCTGCGTCTTAAACTCGTGATCAATACCCTGTTTACACGTAGGACAGTTATCATGATCATGGAAGAATGAAATTTCCTTCTTCAGCGATGAAATCCTACTTGAGATTTTAGAGTCGATGTCATTGAGTTTAGCGCGTTTTGAAGCAAGCTTCTGAGTATCGGGCATGTCCTTAAAGAGTTCATCAATCAGCAATGATACCTCAGCGGATGAGTTTTCAGCCTGCTGAATATTTGCCTCAAGTTCGACAATAAGTTTACTCTTCGCTTCAATCATATCATCGTTATTGGTCTGAAGTGATTTGATGTGCTTCTGAGTCAGTTCAATCTTCTGGTCGATCAGATCAATCTTGTATTCATTTTCTCGAATGTCAGCTTTATTCTGATTAGACTTTTCTTTGAGTAGAGTATTCATCACCGAAAAGATCTGAATATCGAGAAGGTCCTCAATCACTTGTCGGCGTTCACCGGCCGGAAGTTGCATGAAAGGAACGTAGTTTGAACTACCGAGAACAACAATTTGTTTAAACGACTTATAGTTCATCTTCAGAATTGTCTTTTCAAACATATCCTGATACTCTTTCACCTCGGCGTTTTGATTGAGCATTACGCCGTTCTGATAGATCTCGAATAGCCCAGGCTTTATGCCGCGACGGATCAGATATTCTTTTTTACCTACTGAGAATTCAACCTCAACCAAAAGATTTTTCTGGGTGATGCTATTCATTAACTGAGGCTTATTGATGTTACGAAACGGCTTACCATAAAGAACAAAGGTCAACGCTTCAATCATGGTTGACTTACCCGCGCCATTGGAGCCCATGATTAAAGTTGTTTTATGCTTATTAAGCTCAATCTCGGTAAACTGATTCCCGGTACTGAGTAGGTTCATGTATCTTAGTTTTTTAAAGTAAATCATTCTCTATTCAATCTCTTTCACCAAACATTTTTCATTGCTTTGGATATAGCCCATGGCGCGATCTTTCCTCTGCGTCGGGACCTACCTCCTTTAGGATTAGAGGGCGGCTTTGTCAACCAACCTTGTTGGGAATATTTTTCATCCCATTTGTGAGCGTTTAATTCCAAGGCTTTCTGGATCTTTTTCTCCTTATCATCCTCGTTCATGTTCGCAACCAATCTTCAAATGTCATATATTTACTCCAGATTTGAAGCTTCATGATAGAGTGTTGTGAGAAAGCTATTAAGTCGGCGTTGATCAACGCCACTTACCTGTTCCGCATATTTAGTCAAAACAGTAAGCGTATCTTCAACACCTTCAGCAATATCAGAATCATCCTCTAGGTCTAGGTTCAAGTGATCATCCACAATCTGTAGATCAACGACACCGATCTTTTCAATTTTAGAGATAAACTGGTCAAACCAATATGGATTATTCTTAGTATGCACCACTACCTTTATTATACCATTCTTTAAATTAAGTAAATCCCTATCCATCACTTGTTCGTAATCATTTGACGAGTCATCATAATGAATTTTATGGAACATCTTATAAGGATTTTCAACAAAGGTAAGTTCACGAGTTTCCGTGTCAAGGATGTGGAAGCCCTTCGGATCATTCCAATCAGACCAAGTTAACTCGTATGGAGTACCCACATAGGTAATGTTGCCTCGAGATGATCTGGTGTGGAAGTGACCTGAATAAACCTCATCGAACTTTTGAAATAGTTCAATCGACAGTCCATGTTCACATACAGAACCACGATACATTTCAAAGCCTGCAATCTCAAAGTGACCTAACACAATCTGAGCCGAGGTGGTATTCATAAACTGAGTCACTCGGTCATAGTTTTCAGGACAGATCCATGGGATCATTCCAATCTTTAAACCATCGAACGAAGCCTCAGTGGGCTCCATATATGTAGTAATGTTACTATATTCGCCTAGCAGAAGATCAATTGAGTTAATTTCGTTTGTGCTCTTATAGAAAGTATCATGATTACCAGGAAATACATGAAAGTTAATATCATTCAGACTCAACTGATCAAATAGATAAGACCTACTTCTGTGAAGCGACATAAAGTTGATATACTTACGTCGATCGAATAAGTCACCTAACTGAATAACAGTACTGATACCATGTTCTTTTAAATAAGGAAAGAAAAAGTCCATATAGAACTTTTGCATGTGATCGTGAAAAGCGGCTGAATCGCCACGTGCTCCCAGGTGAGTATCACCAAGTAATGCTAATTTCATTTTGATTTCTTTTTTGTCAGTTCCGAAAGCTTCTTTCGATTAAAGTCACTAATTACAACATCGCAACGGTCACGGATTGTTGTAAGTGTTTGGACATAATTTTCACGAATGTGCAGTGGATTAGTTTTGTCAATTGCCGATTCAATTAGTTGTTCAACTGCTGCTGGCAGATGTCTACTCATCATCATCTCCTATAAATTTTTCTATTCCGCTTTTTACCTTTTTCTTGACAACCTTGGGTTTTTCAAATTTATTAATCAGACTAGCACTTCTATCGGTGTCAAGTTGAGCGTATACCACATTAAAGTGTCCGGCGTCCTCGGATCCAACATCAACAAGTGTATTATTTATAGACGAATTAATAAGTGCTTTATGCTTAATGTACGACTGCTTTTGTTCTTTCTGAATCCTACGAAGAAACGCATAAAAGATGATCTGTGTAAAATAAGCGAATGGATTTGTTGACTTATCAGGATTAAAGTTGTGTATGTACATCAAACAATTTTCGATGCCGTCACTGATCATTTCATCCTTGAATGAATAACTGGCAAAGTTTGGCTTCGTTGCAAGCTTTTCAGCAATAAGAAAAATACACTTACCAATATAATTACTTACCTTAGGCCATTGTTCTTTAGGGAGACCTTTTTCCTTTGCGGCATTTAATTCAGTAATATAGTGAAGCATTTCGCCATATAGCCGCTTATTGTCAACATAATGCTGACCACTTTTCTTTTTCATTATATAACCCTTAGTGTAATGTTTTCTTATCAAACAGACCTGAAAGATCTACGATACCAGATTCGTCGCCGTCTTCACTATCGCGAACCAATTGAAATTCATTATAAAACTCTACAGTTTCATGTTTTGGTTCTATAGCCATTATAATATACCTGCGATTAAATGTAAACACCTTTTGATCGCAAAATGACATAAAAGGTACAAATTTAAGTCCAAAATTTCCATCCTGGTCAAAGTCGTAGGATAGGTTTACGGGTTCCTCAAGATTAAAATAATCCTCGTTCTCTGACTCTAAAAGCCCCATTACTACTTCACCGGTTACCAATTTAAGACAAATAAACTTTGGTTCCATTTTGGGCTCCTTACAATTGAACAACTATAATATCGTAATCAAACTTATCAGCGTCATACATCTTGACGCGTTCTTCGAAGTGTAGTAGTGCATAGTTCTTATATGACTTGTATGACAGATCGTCTACAATATCCCAAAGATATGCAGTTTCTTTTTGCTTGTGCAATCGTAACATACGACCGATTGACTGAGGCACCTTAGTTTTGGACTTTTGTGGCGCTGTTGCAATCATATGATGTAGTTTCTTAATCGAGGTACCGGTCGATGTTGTACCCAGAGAAGCTACGAGGATAGCATTTTCCTCCTCCTCAATCGCCTTACGGATTCGTTCACGATCTGATACACCACCGTCAATATAAAACACGTTATCAGGTGATGATTCCTGTAGAATCCTGGTTAATTCATTACCGTGACTAATCTTTCTGAAGAATACAAGCTTATTACCTTCAAGTTTTAGAATTAATCCTTTGATGTAATTCATGCGCTTTTCATTGGAGGTAATAAGATCAATCTCTGAAGTATAATACTTGGCAGCTCGACGGGCAGGAGGAACGTTTTTAGTAATGTCATCCTTGAGTCGTTTATTTGTTTTGCAAACATCTTCAGGATATTTGAGAATAATACACTTGATTTTTAGTTTAGCTACGTAGCCTTGATCCATCAACTCTTTAGTAGTAACTGCTTGATAACGTGGACCAAAGAGACCTTCGATTGTTGTTTCATTGAGTGGGTTGCCATCGAGAGTACCAGTCGTACCAAAGCGATAGTTACAATGCGTGAGGTTACCTAATATATCGACGAGTGATTTCGCCTTAGCCCCGTGAGCTTCGTCGCCAACGACCATACCAAATTGTTGATACCAGGCTTTTGGCATTTTAGTTTTACCGTTATTTAAACTCTGCCAAGTAGTAATTACCATCTCGGCATCAATATCATTACCTTTTGAAATACCGCCAATGCTAGTATGGATCTTACCTTTATAACCATACTCACGGAAATCAGATTCCATTTGAGTTACAAGACCAACAGTCGGAACAATAATAAGTTTCTTTTGTTCTTTGTACCAACGAGAGAGCACATAAATCATGAATGACTTACCCGATGACGTTGGACTGATCAGTGTTCGCTTACCTGAAATTAGACACTTAGTAATGGAATCGATCTGATAGTCTCGTGATTCGTATTCACTTGGAATATCAAGTGTAGCAATAAAGTCCTTTACTTCGTCGTTTGTAATTGCGGTATAGCAAAACTCGTCATCAAAATCAAATGTGTAGCCTCGAGTATCGGCAAAATGTCTTACACGTTTTGCAAGGCCGGCATAGAGATACCCGGTCATCATGTTCATTAATCTTATTTTACCGTCCCAAACTCGTGATTTATAACGAGGGTGGAATTTGTAATTGTCAGCAAAGAACGTAAGCATATCCGACAGCTCCATCAGAATGGATGGCTCTGCTACTACCTTCATGTAGACGGCATTAATGTATTTTAAATGTATGTCAGCCATTATGCTCCTACTTGGAATTTGGCCCAATCAATCGCGGCACGAATATTAAAGTTGCGATCACGTAGGGTTCTGATGATTGATTCAAGGAGGGCGATCTTTTCATTTTGCACAGCGATCTTAAGCGTGTAATTAATGATGTCGTTATCCGCCTCCAAATATCTATCCACATCTCCACGGACGATTCTACCAATCGTAGGTAGTTGCCAACCTTTATCAATCTGTTCCTTGGTTGGTCCTTGTGTATAAAATTCAAACTTCTCTAACTTGAGTTGTTTGAGTTCGGCTTCATATTTTTTAAGAGCCAATTTCTCATTAATAAAGATCCTGTAATACTTCCCATGAAGTACACTGATCTTAATTGCTTCTTCACCTAGCTCTTGGCGATCAATTTTTGCATCAGTTTCCCAGAGCGCAAAAATGTCATCAATCTTCACTTCTTGATCCTATTAAGTTTCTTTGCACGAGTCTTGGCTTTATCCACGTGAATTGGATGTGCTCGACTTAGGTGAACCACACCATTCAGATGATCAAGTTCATGTTGGAATACTCGAGCGGTCATGCCATCAAACTTCTGCGTAACAACATTACCGTTTGGTTCAGTATAACGAACCTTAATGGACCGAGGACGCTTAATCTTTACATAAAGATTTGGAAATGAAAGACAACCTTCTTCAAGGTAAATGGTTTCATCCGAAGCATCCACAATCATAGGATTATAACAGACAATGATCTGCTGAGCCTTGATTGCAAAAACTCTATGTGGTAAACCAAGCTGATTGGCTGAAATTCCTAGTCCATCATATTTGATGACTGCTTGAGCCAATGTATGGGCTAATTCAATCGGATCTGTGATCGGATTTTCAAAATCAAATTTCGTAAGAGGTGTTCTGAGGATTGGATCATTACAAGGTACGAGTTCGGGTATAGTCATGTATCACTCCATATTGTACTAACTTAATAGTACCATAACAAAGAAAGGAAATTATGTAAACCCTTAAGTTACAAGCTTATCAAAATAAAAGCGATCGAAGTTAAATGTAGCTTGAGCCGTAATATATTGAACATCAGTCAATGTTGATGCGAAATCAAGAGGTGAAATCGACAGTGGGAATAGTTGTACAAATCTCACATTAAAGATAGGTTTAAGTGAACTATTCAGGATCAGAACCGAAGCATCAGAGAACTTTCGGTTATACGTCTGATCAAACCCATCTGGAGTACCCAAGCCAACCATCCAGTCATAAACCTCAAGATAATCAGTAAGATTCTCACCAACCATAAATGTTATGGATAAAGGTCCGCCGTAGTTGATTGTACCCGGTTCTTGCATAGTGAGAAATGGTGTTGCGACACCAGCAGTTCCTAAACCAATGCCTGGAATTTGCACTGACTGACAGCGCATTTCAAGATTCTTTGCTCCAGTGATTTTTATTTTATAACTAAGAGCGGATAAATTATTTTGCTCGAGCATCAAATATCCTATTTACATATTTTGTGGTTTGAGTATAATGTATTTATCGGAAAACAAATACTATATTAGATAGGTATACTGAATATGAAGATTATTACTGTTAAAGATTGTTTTGTTAAGACTAATTCCTCCCAACAGAAAAATACCAAAAAGAAAGAGGACAATAAAAAAGAGGGGGAAGGTTTCCCCTCCCCCTCAGTCTAACAACTTTATAGTTATTATTAACCTGCGTGGGTTATCACATAAGGTTGGAAACGAGAAGTCTACGGTAGTAGAGGTTCGAATCCTGCTTGATAGCACCTTCACCAGCTGTGAGACCTTCGGCGAATGGGTTTGCGACCATGCCGTAACGAGTCTTGAAGCCGATCTTTGGTTGGAATGTGTTAGGATCGACCGCACGAACCATCTGAAGTGGAACGTATGGGCAATAGAACAAACCAGCATCGAATGCCGAAGCGCCCTTGTAACCAACAACCATGTAGTTCGAACCAGCGTATGGATCGATGTAAACACGGAGACGGCCGTTAAGAACACCGGCAAAGGTGTTGCCTGTGTCGTCAACCTGAAGGTTGTTTGAGTTAAGAGCAGGAGCATAATCAAGAACACCAGCCATCTGAAGAGCCGAAGCAACGTCCGACGAGCAGATGATGATGTTACCCTTACCACGGCGTGTGCCCTTGGCAATTGCGTTAGCTTCACGTTCAACCTGGAACATAAGACCCTTGAACTTTTCAACCGACCAACGGCCGTTTGAGTCGGTATCAAGATCGAAGACACCAGGAGTTGTTGTACCATCAGCAGCACCGCGAACGGCTGTTACGATGAGTGTACGGATAACTTCACGGTTGATTTCAGCAAGAATTTCCGAAGAAAGAATGTTGCTGAGCTCGGTTTCGGCATCAAGACCATGGATAGCCTTGAGATCCTGTGCGAGTTCAAGTGAGTATTCTGCCTTGAGAGCACGTGTCTTTGCAGTAACGGAAACCTTCTCGATTGAGAATGCCATTTCTGGGAAGATCGAAGTAGTTGTTGAACCAAGACCTTCAGCAACAGTTGTTGCAAGACCACCAGCGAAGTTGTATGTGCTGTTACCTGCGTTGTTTGCAGCTTGAACACCATTAACTCCGGTTACGTTACCTACAGCGCCACCAGGTGCAGTTGCACCAGTGTAACCTGCATCAGTTGGAGAAGTGTTTGAACCACCACGAGCCGAGAAGCCAGTGTTGACTTCGTTGTAGAAGGTTTCGTCACCTGTCTGGTTAGCATAACGTGCGCGCATTGCGAAGATAAGGCCAGTTGGGCCTGTCATTGGCTGAACGCCGCAGACATCATAAGCAATGAGGTTTGGCATCGCACGACGAACGAGCGAGATAAGAACTGGATCGAATGTATCAATTGCACCAGTTGATGCAGTTGACGATGAAAGACCCATTGAGTTGACTGGGGCAGCTTCACCGAGGAACGAACCGCCCATTGAAGCACGAGCTTCACGCATTGCGGATTCGGTGTTTTCTAGAAGCTGAGCAGTTACCGCACGCTTGTGAGCATCCTTAATTGGTGTAAGGTCGTCATGCTCTAGGATTGGCTTCCACTTATTTTGAATTTCTTCAGCTAAGTAAGACATTTTGTTTTCTTCTCCTTGATATTATATTTAAGTCCTACGACTCAATATTTATTTATTATTTCACAGATTTGGAAATTGCCTGTGAATACATCTTCATTTGTGGAGTTGTATAACCAGGATTGGTTTCTTCATCTATAGTTCCATCGATTTCTTCGGTAATAAGACCGGTTGACTTCGATGGTGTGCCAAAATAACGTTCCTTGAGAATGGAAACTTTTCTCTTGAAGTTATCCGCATCTGTATACTCAAGACCTTCAGAGAGAGTTGAAAGTTTGTCAACTTGTGTCTCTGCAAGATCTTCTGAAAGCTCTTCAATGATCTGAGCCTTAGTGTATTCCTTGTTTACTGATTCCAGTTCAATCTTT